CTGCCATATTAAAAGAACTAATTAGATGGAACCCAAAAGGTAACTTTGACCGTGTATCCGCCTTAATTATGCTATTCTGGTACGATGAAACTATGCATAAAGTAAAAAAGGAGAATACAGAGAAAAGAAACACCTTTTTAGAAAACAAATACTTTACAAGAAGAGGAGTTAGTCCTAAAAGAAAACTTTTTTGATTAATTTTGCAACTTAAGCTGCAACAAAATGGCAAAATACAACTCAGGCTCTGTAGATCAGAATGTAAAATACTCAGGCTACAATTTTCCTAATCAAAAAGTATCAGAATCTCAGAAAACTGACAAGTGGTATAAGAAATGTATAGACTTTGCAGAAGGTCTGGTAGGTAGCAATGAATACTACAGAGGAGAATACGGTAATAAATCTGAAAACTACAACCTTAGATCTAATATTATAGATGTACAGAACTTTGAGAAGTACATTAACCCTGCGCAGCTAGATCTAGACAACTTTCCTGCAAAGTTTCAACATGTTGGAATAGGTAATGCTAAGATTGACCTACTGATTGGTGACTATATTTCTAGAAAGAGAGAGTTTAAGGTTTACATCTCTGGTAAAGACGAAGAGTCAAACACTAGAAAAGAAGAAGCACTAAAACAAGAGTTGTTTAAGAAGACACTAAACATTCTGCAGAAGACTACAGACGAGCAAGAGATACAAAAAGAAGCTGAAAAGCTAAAGCAGTTTATGACCTATGACTATCAGGACATAGCTGAAAGAACTGCTAACCTAATCCTCCAACGTGAGCACAAAGAGAACAACTTTGACTTTCTCTTTAGAAGAACGTTCGAGGATCTTTTAGTTTCAGGAGAGCAGGTTGTACAAGTAGATGTACTAGGTGGTAAACCAGTCATGAGAAGGATAGACCCACGTAACGTATTTACTATGGGCGGGGGATCTTCTCTTTATCTGCATGAAAAAGATATCATTGTCCTATATCAATACCGCTCTGTAGGACAAGTTATGGATGATTACTGGGATCACCTATCTGATGAAGATGTCAAAAAGCTAGAACGTAACGATCAGTACATATCAGACCATAGATCTGACTATGCTTTATCAAATAGAGGAGATCTAGCACTACTTGTAGATAACCCTGATAAAATTATTGGAACAGATACAGGATCGACTGCTGATGATAACATCAAGCTAATTTCTCCTAACGTAATGGACAAGTACGCTTTCGGGGGAGACTACAATGAAACTGGAGAAGTCAGAGAGGTAACGGTATACTGGAGAACTAGACGCAAGATTGGTAAGCTTACATACATTGACGAGTACGGAGATGAGCAGATTACATATGTAAATGAATACTACAAGCCTAAGAAAGAACTAGGTGAGAAAGTAAAATACATGTGGATCAATGAGTGGCTGAGGGGCACAAAGATCGGTCAAGACATCTATGTAAAGATGCAGCCTGTAGCACACAGCTCTATGTCTATGACTAACCTATCATCAGGCACTCCTCCTATCATCGGCATGACCTGTAATACAAATGGCTACAAGATTCAGTCTATGATGGACCTACTAAAGCCGTTTGACTATGCCTATGATATCGGCTTCTGGAAGAGAGAGCTAGAGATCGCAACCTTTAAGGGAACAGCTACAGCAGTAAATACATCTCTGATTCCATCAGGCTGGGACCCAGCAGAGTGGCTACAGTATACAGCAGTGGACAAGATCATGTTCCTTGACCCAACCCAAGAGGTACTAAAAGGCCCTGCTCAAGGTAAGGCAGCAGGTAACTTCAATACCTTCATTACTCAAGAGGTATCAATGGGTGCTAATACTACTGGTATCCAAATGCTAACAAACTACCTAGCAACTATCGAGGCTACTATGGGTAAGATAGCAGGGGTACAGGGGGCCAGAGAAGGTGAGATTGGTACTAGGGCTGCAGTAAGAAACGTACAAGCAGAGATAGGGCAGTTTGCTAAGATTACAGAGCGTTGGTTCCAACTAGACTCTGAGTTCCGCAGACAAGCATTGTCTAAGTTCCTAGAAGCATGTAAGGTTGCCTACAAGGACAACCCACAAAGAGGTTCGTTCCTACTAGACGATCTAGGACAGCAGTTTGTACAGCAGTATACAGAGTTCTCAGAGACAGAGTTTGATATACATGTATCTGATTCTAATAATGATACCCAGCTGTTCAACGACCTACGTCAGCTAGCACAAGCAGCTATACAGAATGGTAATGCTCAGATCTCCGACCTCATCTCAATCTATACAACTTCTTCTTCTCAGAATATCGCACGTAAGCTGAAGGACTCAGCACAGCGTATGGCAGACCAGCAGAAAGAAGCACAGCAGTCAGCACAGCAATCAGCTCAAGAGATGAAGCAGATGGAGATGCAAGACAATCAGGCTGAGCGAGATTTCAAAGCTATGGAGAAGCAAAAAGATAGAGAATCTTCAGAAAGAATAGCAGAGATTAGATCTCAAGCAATGGCTCTCAGAGGAGACGCTGACGGAGATGGTGTCCCAGATATGCTAGAAGTTGAGAAAGTAAGACAAAAAGGTATTCTAGATTCTAAAAAACTAGACTTAGAAGAAAGAAAGCAGTCTGAAAAAGAAAGAAACAACCGTGCGAAAGAAGAAATCTCAAAACAAAATCAACAAACTCCTACAAATACTTAATGAAAAAACCATAGCCCTTGAGAGGAAATGTGTAAACTCATTAGAAAGTTTGTGTTGACTATATTAATTTTGTAAACGAAAACATAGAGCAATGTCAAAAAACCCATTTGAAGGTGTTCAACTGGTGACTCCAAATAGTCCTCAAGAGAACACTGAAGATAAGACAACAGAGAACCAAGAATCTCAACCAACAACCGATACTGAAACTCCACCTCTTGGAGTCATAGATCTTTCAGGTCTAGAAGATGAGAGGCCGTTCCTTGAAAAAGTTAGAGCTGAGCAAGAGACACCTGAGCTAGCACCAGAGAATCCTGCACCAGCACAATCTAACGAAGATGATACTGTCTACTCAGCGCTTGTGAAAGAACTGGTAGACAAAGGTATTTTAGAAGTACCTGAAGATTTCAAAGTAGAGTCATCTGATGACCTAGCTTCTTTGTTTGATCAAACCCTAAACTCAAGACTAGAGGATAATGTTAATGGGTATGTACAAAACTTCTCAGGAGCTAAGAAGATGTTCCTAGAAATAGAAGACGCATTTGACGATGAGCTAGTAGCTATGAGAGTAGCTAGAGACATCGACTACTTTGAGCAAATCACTCCAGAAGTTCTGAGCCAACAAGAAAGTATTCAGAAAGATATTCTGGGGAGATATCTTAAGCTAAAGGGCATGAGCCCTGCAGAGGTTAATGAAGCTATCCAAGAAGCTGAGACACTAGCCAAGCTAGAAGAAAAGGCTTCAACAGCTCTACCACAGCTTAAGCAATCTGCTAAACAATATGTAGAGCAGAAAAGAAAAGATAAAGACGAAAGAGAACAAAGAGTACAGAAACAACAAGAAGAAGACTTTGAGTCTTTGATGAATTCTGTAGATTCTCTAAATGAAATTTTACCTGGGGTCGAGCTAACTACTAGACATAAAACTGCTATTAAAAAAGCAATGTCTAATATCGCTCACACAGACCCAGAGTCAGGCGCTCAGTTTACTGAGCTTGGGTTCAAACAACACAGTAACCCAAAAGGATTTGAAAGATTAATTCAGTTCTACAACGTGCTAGGACTTTTCAATACGGATAAAGAAGGAAACTTCCAACCCGATATGAACAAGCTTGTAAAGCTTACTGAAAAGCAAGTAAAGCGTAAACTGGATGAATTAATACGCGAACAACAACAAACCTCTATACCTGGTCAAAAGAGTTCTGCTGGTACAAAGCTGAACATTTCGTTCTGGGAGGATGCGTTTGGTGATGATTGATAACCATAAATTTGTAGAAAATGCAAAAATTATTCAACACTCAACTTTATCGTCCAAAAGACTTTAAAGGACTGATTGCTGATAGACACTTCTACGAGTTGTACCAGCAGAAACCACAACTCCTAGACAAGGCTATCCAGCAAATTTACCAAATGAACTTACAAGGTTCTATGGTAAACTTCGTTAACCGTTTCCCTGAAATGGAAGTAGATCTAGAAAATGGTTTCTACCAGTGGATGCTCAAAGGTCAAGAGGACAAAAACGTACCTCTTGTTGACATCACTAACGAGGCCGGTACTTCTCTTACTACAGGTACTGCTCATGGTGCAGGTCGTGAAAGAGTACGTCTTGTATTTGATGAGCCTATGTTCGAAAGAACTAACGTTCTTAAAGGTGAGACTGATGACTACCACTTCCTTGTAAAGGAGGCACATGAAGAAAGCGGTCGTTACGCTTACGAAGTAGAGCTACTAAATGATGATCTTGCTATCTCATTCGTAGTTGGAACTGACATCTCTGTAGGAGATCGTTTCTCTAAGTTCTACGACCTAGTGCCAGGTACTCTTTCTTACGAAGGTGCTGAGCCTTACTTTACTTCTCCATTCAAAATGCAGAACCGTCTGTCTATGTGCAGAATGCAGTACAAAGTACCAGGTTCAAGCATTGAGAAAGGTCAGAACGAACCACTAGAGTTCCCATTCATGTACAGAGGCCAGACTGAGTCAGTTTGGATTAACTACATCGACCTTGTAGTAATGTACCAAGCAGAAGAGCTCATGGCTCGTGCAGCTCTATACGGTAAGAAAAACTGGACAGTAGATTCAGGTTACTTGAACTCTGATGACTTGAACGGTTTCGAAATCGGTGCAGGTTCAGGTTTCTTCGAGCAAATTGCTCCAGCTAACCGTCACTTGTATAACACTTTCGATCTTGACTACTTGATGGAAGTTGCTCTTGACATGTCTATCGGTAAGATCGGACGTGGCGACCGTCACCTACATATCATCACTGGTGAGAGAGGTGCTATCGAGATCCACAAGCAAATCCAAGCGAAAGCTAATGGCGATGCTATCTACAGCAACGTAACTACAGGTAACCCTGCTTACGGAGCTGGCGCTGCTAACAATACTGGAGCAATCAACCCAATGAGCTTCGGATACCAGTTTGTAGAGTACAACTACTACAACGGTATCAAGTTGACTGTTGAGATTGCAGACTTTATGGATGATGATGTTTACTTCCCTAAGCGTCACCCAGAAGGTGCTGGTATTGCTGAGTCACACAGAATGATCGTAATGGGCTTCGGTGAATCTGCAGAGGTTTACAAAGTACGTCCAAGAGGTCGTGATGACATGTACGCATACATCGCAGGTCTACGTGATCCATTTACCGCAGGTGGTAAGGGTAAAACTTCTCCGAAGATGGTTTCTTCACCAATCGACGGATACGAAGTACACTCTGCTAAATTCGGTGGATTGGTAATGCAAGATCCAACTAAAGTTCTTGACTTCCAGTTGAACGTTGGTTAATAGATAATAACTAGAGAGGGGGACCTCGTGTCCCCTTCTTTTTTAAATTTTTTAAGTCATGATGCACGGAAAGAAAAAGCCGATGAAAAGAGGCGGAGCTAAAAAGAAAATGGCAGGCGGAGCTGCTGCAAAGTCTAAGAAAGCTATGCCAGGTGGCGGAATGCTTTATAAAAAGATGGCAGGCGGCACTATGAAAAAAGCTACCCAAGCTGACATGGTTAAAGCTATGAAAGCAGGCGGCGGAGTAAAGCTAGCTAAGATTCTTGCTGCTAAGAACGACATGAAGTTGGTTCCTAAAATGATGGGAGGAACTAAGAAGAAAATGTACGGAGGAGTAGCTAAGAAGAAAAAAAAGTAAACAAATAAACTAGAGAACAATGAGTTATAATCATCCTTACCTACAAGATAAAGTTGTAGACGTAAAGCCAGTAGAAGCTGGACAGAAGTGGAAAGGCATCGTTGCTAACTACCGAGAAAAAGAGAATGATCCATTCTTGTTTAAGAAAGTAGTTAAGTCATTTGAGCTCCCACTAAACTCAGCTTCTAAAGGAGGCGGAGTAGCAGTAATTCTAGATTCAGTTAAGAAGAACACTTGTCCAGATATCATGGATGATGAAGGACAAGCACAGGACCTTACTGAGCAGGAATACTTTGAGAGAATCATTGGAAAGTCTCTGAACCCGTATCTACCAAAAGACACAAACTTTTGGAGAACAGATTCTAGAGCAAGAGTACAGATTAGAGATGCACGTCTCCGTCTAGACCTTAAGAATCCAATGGACATGTTGAAGTTTAAAATACTGGCCGCTAACGGAAGTAAGTTTGCAAAGTCACCAGCTGAGTACCGCAGAGTTCGTAGAGCTAGCTACGAGTATGTGTTTACTAATGTTGATGAACTAAGAGACGAAACTCTGGAACGTCTAGAACTGGAATCAAAAGCTTACGCACTGTTTGATTCTGTATGCAAGTCAGAAGCCGATATGAAAGACTTCTTACGAGTAGCAGGAAAAAGCCCATCAGAGGCATCCAGCACTAAGCAGCTAAAAGCCGCTGTTGGTAAACTGATGGAAGAAGACAGAGCATCTTTTGTTTCGATTCTTGATGACCCTCACTATGAAGACAAGTTGTTTATTGCAAACGCTCGTCGAGTAGGAGCACTGGAGCAGCATAGAAACATCTATACTATGGATACAGGGGTAGAACTCGGTAACCTTACAGATGCTATACACTGGTTCAATAAAGAAGATAACCAAGAAAGCAGGTTGCGCATTCAAGCATTGATCGACCAGCTTAAAGAGGTAGAATAATGACAGCTAATGAAATGGCAAATAAACTAGAGTTTTTGCTCGACAGAGCAAATGCTTTTGGTTCCCCTGGTTACACAGACGGAGAGCTTTCGTTTGTCCTTTCATCTGCTCAAATCCAGTATACGAAGAGATTCTATAATTACAAGAATAACACTCATCAGACTGGGTTTGAAGAAACTGAAGCAAGAGGCCAGGGCCTGAGTGCACTTATACAAGACTCAGGCCCACTGGCTGCTTCTGCAGATCAAGAAGGTGTGCTACCTAACGGTACATTCTTCGATCTTCCAGAAGACTTTATGTTCTCTATTTACGAGAGAACAACTATAGATAGAACTAACTGCGACGATGGTAAACCTACCGAAGCAGGAGTTAGGGTAGTATCCCATGACGAGTATAGCTTGTTTAAGGGTAACCACTACAAAAAGCCTTTTGTAAATAACTTACATGCGTCAGTATTTAGAATGTACTTCAGCGCTAACCCAGGGGGAGTTAAAAGGCACGAGATTATAACAGGGGATGATTTTGATGTTACCTCATATACAATGAGATACTTAAAGAATCCCGAAGACATTGCAGTAGATCGACAAGATCCAGCAAACCAGGTAAGCTCAGAACTAGACGAGTTTACTCACGAAGTAATCGTAGACATTGCTAGAGATCTTATGTTAGAGACTGTTAAAGAGCAAAAGCTCGACAACGAAGTAGATATTGAAAATTTTGAATAACCCTTAATAATTAAATTATGTTTAGAAACGCAAACAACAATTTCTTTGCATTCGTGTGTAACCACACGGCAACTGATGTCAATGCTATTGCTGGTACTTCCCTAGAAGTAGCAGATCTAGCAGATGGCGATGTAGTTCTTGTAGACAAGAACAACAACATTCTAGCAGACTCTTCGGGATCAGCTACAGGAGCAGGATCTACTTTTAAGATCGCTACTAGAGCAGGTGGTAAACTGTTTTACTCTCCGCTAGTTACTTATGCAGATTGCACTGTAACTACAGCTAATAGAGCAGCTGCAGTTCAGCAAGTAACAACTATTGGTAGTAACGCAACTACTACTAATTTCCTTCTTCCAGATGCTACTTCTAATACTCTAGCAGTAGCAGAAGTAGGGAATAG